CACAGAGGATCCGAGTTTCAAGGAGATAGCAAGAAAGACTCTACCAAAACCAACAATCCAAGAAGTGAGGCCTAGAGATGGCCACATTTCAACGAGCAGCTGTCAATCAGCTGGCACTAAAGAAAAGGTTGAATAAATTGTTGGCTCCTTTTCAGAGTGAGCTCAACAATCAAATCTTAAAGGATGTAAAAGCTCTAAGAGCAGGACTAGATGCCAACAAAATAAATGATGTTTTGAGAAGACTTAGGAAAGACACCAAAGGTCCAAATGATTTGGCACGTCTTAGAGAACTGAATGAGACAGCAGCAGGCCTCTCTGCCATGGTTGCAGTTCAAAGGACTGTTGAGATAGATTCCTCACTGATGAGTGATGAAGAGTTGATTCAATGTATTGAGAACATTGAAGCAATAAAAAAGAAGGCTGAATACAAAGGAGGTTCAAAGCCACGCACCAGTGAATTTGAATCTGAAACTGGTATGTCAAGAAGTGACCATGAGACATTCAATAGGTTGTTCAGTAGATTTGTCCCAAGAAAAGACTCTGGACCCACAGGGCCTACCACACCCAAGTCCTGGGTTGGGATTGATGCAAGGGATCTTGCAAACCAATTTGGCACATCACCTGCAATAACCATCAGCCTTATGATGATGAGGACAAATTCCCCATTTAAGCAAATCATTGAGGCTCTATATGATATTTCTTTGTTGGATTCAGGTATGTTTGTCAACTCTTCCGTGGTCAAAGCAATGACAGCACAACATCCTTGCTTAGAGTGTGTTGAATACTCAGTCCCCAAAAACTCCTCAGGTTACAACATAACTGTGAAAGCAGTTGTGAAAGCTGCTAATGTTTTGTCTAAGCTTCCCAAAGTGGAGAAATTAGTAATTGATGACGACAATAGGGTCGAAATAATCAGAACCCTTTTATCAATTCAAAAAGAGCTTGGAATAAAGATCCAAATTAGTGAGGAGAGAGGGATATTTGAGGATGTTTTCTACAAGATTTGTGTCTCACCCAATGGTCCTTGTGTAGTGTCAATAAGATCTGAACTCACAGGGAGGGGTTGGGACAACACAGTCTTCCGTCTTAAGAGACCACCACCATATGCACCAAGACTTTATCCAGACTTGATGGATTTAGATATGGATGCATTATTGCCGGTGAAGGGCCATGAGAAGGATGATGATTCTAAACAGATTTACATTTTCAAACCTTCAACAAATGAGATTGATGAGTACATTCGGAGTCCAGAAAGTCCCAACTCTGAAGTTGAGGTATCTGATCCAAGGATTCTTTATATGTCACAGATGAGTGACGAACTGTTCAAAGGAGGGGAGACAGTCTTTATGGACATTGAAGGGACAGCGCAAGATCCTGTGGAAATAGTACTTCTGAATGGAGAGACAAGCAAATTTGTACATATCTTTAGGATGCCTAAAGACAAAGATAATTTTAAAAGATCATCCAAACATGCACATGGCCTTCTGCTTGATGATATCTCTGATCATCCGAATTTGTGCACAGAAAAAAGCATTGAGGTTTTCTTTTCAAGAATACCACAATCTGCAAAGATTTTCAGTCAAGGGTCAGACATTGAGGAATGCTTGAAGTTTTTTTTGGGAGAAAAGATCTAAAGGTGACAGACTGCAAGTGGAAACGGGAGGACTACATGAAATATCATGAGGCAATACTTGATGACTTCTCAGAAGCTTTCCCATGCAAACACTCGGGTACTGTCAAGGATAAGAAAGGAGCCTTAATTGCACCCCACTGTGCCCTACTGGACTGTCTAATGTTCAGCAAGACAGCTGGTGGGGGAAAGAAACTGAAGGACCCCACACCAGTGACAATCTAGCTCCACACACAAAGACCCAAGCACACCGGCCGGAACAAAGCACCCAGGGCGGGCCAGCCGGACAAGGAACAAACAACAAGAACACAACCCCGACCGGAAAAAGCACCCATGGCGGGCCGGCCGGCGAACAGAGAACCCAAGCACCAAACCGGGCGGGCAGACAGGGCAACAGAGAACCGGATGCGGATTGGTCCCGTTGTCCTACCTTCTCACCCAACTACACACAAAGCAGACTATGATGACCATAATTATTATTGGAATCCATTGTAAAATATGTCCGAATATGGTACCATAAAAACCCCAAGTGCCAAGACCACCAAAAGGATCTGGCTCATGATAAAACTTCTTCATTTCTTCATGAACTTTGTCTATCATATCAGAAACATTCCTCCTAAAGTCATCAATATCTGAACAACACATAGGACCCTTCACAATATTGCAAAGTCCACCTTGGTGAGCTAGCAGATAGTTTAAAGCTATCTCATGTTCAATAACATGATCTCTGATTTCACCTTCTTCCTTGTTTAGCAAGAACAAGGCTGTAGTTGTATAATTAGATGTTTTGGCGATTTTGCATGCAATAGCATCAGTTACATGTTCCAATTGTGAAATTTGAAGCGAGTTGGTTATGCCTGCACTAAAGAAATTTGCAAGTCCCCAGCCATAATCTGTCCCTGTGCTATGACCGAAAAGCCCCACATTGGAATCACAACCTGGTTCTAGTGTGTTGTCTACTTTGGAACCACTAGAAAGAGCGAGACTGTGATGGGTGAGCATGTTCTTGTTGTGCAGAGCAACACAAGAATAACCTGTCACATTCAACAATGGTAAGACAACCTCATCAGTTGATGTCGATGATGAATTCATAGTAAAATCATAGCTGTAGATCAACTCGCTGGGACACATCATCAGTTGTGCAGTGCGGTTGATCTTGCTGTAAACAACTAACCTCACTCCATTGTGATCCCTACAGGATATGCAGATCTTGAATCCCATGTCATTGGGGTTGGTCCTATGGGTTTTGTTGAGTTCATCAGCTGTAAACCCTAATTTCGTTGATGGATATCCCCTGGAGTTGTTGACCAAATCAGAGTAGACCCTCACACAAGCTTTGAACCCTCGCTGTCTGCAAGAACCAGAGATGTTGTGAAACTTACTTGGTTCAAAAACAATTTTGTTGACAAAGATCATGTAATTGAGGGCTTCTTCACCAAAAAGTTTCATGTCATGGCTGATTTTCAGGGTTTTCCCTACCCTTGGCACTGTTTCGCTGTGCACGATTGAGAATTTGAACATTGGCCGGGATCCATTTGGCAAGATTCCCATGAATGATTGAGTTGGCTCTGTGAATTGCATGCCGTGACATATGCTAGAATTGCCAGATGCTGCCAGAGAAAGCATCTCACCAATTGTCCCAAGTGTTAATTGGGGCACCATAAAGAGCAGGATTGAGAGGATTGGAAGCTGGATCCAGCCCGCCATGGAGGCTGCTCTTGTGGGCAGGGGCCCTGGTTCTTTGTATTTCTTGCTGGCTCTTTTCGTGTC